TGCGGGACGCAAATTCAGTTCCAGCTAGTCGATCATCCGTTCTGGGGATTCAAAGCCGGATGCGATCGGTGGTGGAATGGAAAACAAGCCCTGTTGTACAGCAGGGGTCCACGGCTTGCGGGGCACCCGTGTCGTGGAGCTGCGCCAGCGCGGGGCGACCACGACACAGATTCAGGATCAGGTCGGCATGTCGTTGCCGATGATCGAGCGGTACTGCCGATTTGCGGACAAGAAGGCGAACGGGAAGGCGGCTGTGATTGCCTTGAGGAGGAGCGCGACGTGAGTGAACAACAGCCCGAAATGTACCCGACACATGGCGAGATCGAGGCGGCTGCGGAAGTGTTCCGCAACGCTGGCGTCGACATCCACCTGCCGTGGGAGGGAGACCTGGATGACCGCGAACGGGAGATATTCGAGGCGCTTCGTGATGCCCTCATGGCTGCAGAGCGCGTGCGGAGGCAGGGGAGCGGAGCATGAGCGAGCACACACTGGGGCCGTGGACGGTGCATGAGGAAGCGGCCATCGATTACCGTCCGTGCAACATTTTTGGTGCGGCAGGCGGTTCTCACGTTGCCACCTGCATGGGAGGCGGTCGCAAGCGCGCAATCGATAAAGCCGAAGAACGTGCCAACGCCCGCCTGATCGCCGCCGCTCCGGACTTGTTGGCGGCGGCCGCAGCCGTCATAGATGGACATAACACGGTAATTTCATGCGGCGGGGCCGGTGGGCCTTTCAAGCGGCACATGGAAGAGCCGTTATTTCAGTTGCGCGCCGCCATCGCCAAGGCCACCGGTCAGGGGAGCGGAGCATGAGCGAGCAACGTATGGCTTGCCTCGGCGCGCAGACGCGCTCAGTGCGCACGACTGAGCACATGGAAGAGTGTCGCGCCTGCGGGACGCAAATTCAGTTCCAGCTAGTCGATCATCCGTTCTGGGGATTCAAAGCCGGATGCGATCGGTGGTGGAATGGAAAACAAGCCCTGTTGTACAGCAGGGGTCCACGGCGTGTAAAACAGCCATTGAAATAATTGGAGAAAATTACGACGCGCGGAAATGAGACATTTCCAAGGACATTTTCTAACTGATTGAGACCATTGGGAGATCGCAAGATGGCGTTTTACAGAGAGAGAGCGAAAGACCGTGAACAATGCCGGAACTTGCCGGGTGATTGTAAAACAGGAAATGGGGAGAGCATGTTGGATCGAAGGCAATTTCTAACCGGACTTGGAGCGGCGGCGATTATCCCTTCATTGCCTGCCGACCCGCTTGTCCGCTTTGTCCGCTACCAGTCTTGGCCGTTGGGAACGCCGCGCCCGAGCATCAACTATTGGTGCGGCATGACCGGCAGTATAGCGGCGGACGCTCCAAAGTACAGATTGTCGGAAGTCCTGCGGCCACACATGACCTACGTCACCGAGATTGGATGATTGCCTTGAGGAGGAGCGCGACGTGAGGGCTGAAATTGAACGACTCAAATCCGAGCGCGACGCTGCTAATGCCAGGATTGTGGCCCAGGCTAACGAATGGCGTCTTGCTTACAATTCTCTTTGCGCCGAGCGCGACGCGCTGCGGGAGGCTCTTTATGAGGCAGACGAGGGCTGCCGGTTTCTTCATCTTTATGATGAACACGAACACTCGCAAAGACCGCAGCCCGCAGAGCAAAGCGAAGCGGCCCTGATGCACCGTACTGTGGCCGTCCACGGAGCAGGCGCAGGTGACAGCCTTGACCGGCGTAGGCACCCGGATTGCGAGGATGGAGAGCCGCGGAGGCCCTGAGTGGCTGAGCCGGCCGCGAGGAAATACGCGGCGAACAGCGGTGAATTGCCTTGAGGAGGAGCGCGACGTGAATCTCGATGAAGCTTTAGCTGTGCGGCGATATTTCGGGGGCGATCTTCACCTGACGGAGCATCAGCAGCTCTGCCTAAAGGAAGCGGATCGGATCATCCATATGTGCGCTACGCAAGCGCTCGATCGATTTGTGATTGCACTGCAGAGGCAGGGGAGCGGAGCACAGCAAAGGGAGATGGCGAGTGACGATCAATCCATGTAGCCACGATTATGTTGAGGACGACGAGAGCGGCCACATGCGGTGCATGTTTTGCAAGCAGATTGTATTTGAGCGAGATGAGAAAGGCAGGAAGATTGCCAGTGATCTAGCCAAAAAAAACTGGCGGCGCGGAGAATTGCCAAGAGGGCACCAGAGGGAAAGGGAGAGTGATGACCTTGATCGGACAACACGAATATGGGTCGGGTGCGGATAAAGATGACGAGATTTCCCGCCTCCGCTCCGAACGCGACAGCACATTCAAAGAATTTAAGCTTGCACTTGAGGCGAATGCCAGACTCCGCGCCGAACTCGCCGAAGCGAAAAACTCAATAAGCGTTTTGTGCGGAGAGGACATAGCAAACGCGGAACGTGCCAATCGAGCGGAGGAGGAGATCGCGCGGCTGCGGGAGGCCGTAACTTTTTATGCAACTGCGCTTCCGCTCGCTTATCAGGAGGATGCAGGATACACGGCCCGCGCCGCCCTCGCTCCCCGTCCACCAGAGGGAAAGGGCGAGTGAATGGACCGATGTAAGGAGATTCAGGAACGCAATCTTCGAACCGAAGGATACAAGGCTGTCTGCCGTAAGTGTGGGAAGTCGCCCCAAGAGCCCGGTTGGTGCGACGAATGCGGCTACAATCGTGATTATGAAATGGTGAAAGACAGAACAGATCATTAAGGCCACCGCGCCGCCGTCCACCAGAGGAAAAGGCGACATGAAAATTAGCGCCAACTCTGTTCAATTTTGAACAGTCGAACCGCTCCCTCCGCGATAAGTGCTGCACTCCGAGAACAGGAGGCGAACCATGTTCAGCTTTGCAAATCCGGTGATGTGCAGGAATTGTGGCAACGAGATGCGGCTCGACTCCATCGAGCCCATGCACCGCACGACCCGCGGGGAGTTCCGTTGTGATTGCGGTCACGTCTTTGGCTTCGACATGCCGAGGCGGAATATGTCGGCGAAGGCGCGTAGACAGCGGATGATCTCCAGACTCAATCCGGCGGCGTAACCCCGAAACGAAAAAGCCCCGCCGGGAGCGGGGCGCGGGGTTGGGGTAGGTCTACTCCAACCCCAACCAATCACGGCCGCGGATACTCGCCATCAGTCACACGGCGAGGAACGAGCAACTGATTCAGAGTAAATTCAATGCGCCGCATCTGCTCTCTGTCAGCCAAGTTCTGCTTGTCCATCGTGTCCAGGCGATTGTCTTGTACGGCAACGGCGGCGAGCACCTTTTGAAGTTCGGCAACATTGGTCTTCAACTCCCCAATCTCCTTCGTGGTCTGATTGCCGACCATCTCGAACCTCGTCGCCAAGCTGCTGATCTTCACCAGGACACCGCCAATACCTATCAGCACCAGGGCTAAATTCCCAACCCTGAACCAGAGTTCGAGATTTGCGGCGCCATCGCTCAATACCGCAATCCTTCATGGAACAACCAGATAAGTCCGTCCGCCATTACTGGCAACACGAAGAACGCAAAGACGTTCATCGCAAAGATCATCAAGGCAACGAGCGGGGCATACCACCAATTATCGGCCGGGCGAGGGGTCTCGATGATGAGGGTCATGTTAGACCCCATCCTTAAAAACGGAGAGCCCCGCATTGCCATTGCGAGGCCCCCTCAAACCCAAACTTTGCAAAATCTGTTTCATGCAGGATGAGTAGCATCGACGGGTTACTTCATGGCGACCTCCTACGTTGCCCGTGGCAACCGGGCTGGGAATAGTTTGGCCAGAAAAGTAAACCATAACCGCTATCCAAAAGCAATTAGAATTGGATTGGGGCGATGGTTGAATTTAACCACTGCGCGCATGTCCCGAGCACCTGGGTGCGGCGCGCATTGCGATAGGCTTGCAGGGCCGTGAACACGCCACCGCCTGGCGGATTCTGCACGATGCTCAAGAGCACGTTGAAGCAGGCCAAGGCTTGTTGATCGTCCCGCGGCGTGATTGCAATGGCCGCGTTGATGTCCTCCACCGAGCACTGCTGCAAATTGTTGATGAAGGTCGTCAGGTTGAACGACTTGAAGATAGTCTGCGGGTTGCAGGCATCGGACACTGCAGCGGCCCTTGGCTTTTGGGCGAAGGTCGGAGACGCCAACAGGGCCAGCGCGAGGATGACGGCGAGGGCGAGGCGGATCATGATATTGCCTGATAGTCTGCGTTGCCGAGCGCGAACATGGCTTGCGAGGAGTTGAAGACCGCGTGGCCGTCATCTTTCACGTTGGTGGTGAAGGATTGACACGTGTTCCATCCCGGCTGCTGCCAATAGGGAATGCACGGCAAATATCGAGGCCCGTACCGATCGACAAACACCGGATAGGTCGTCACCGCTCCATCGATTTCCTTTACGCGCGCCTTGATGCGCTCCCACTGCTTCTTATTCGGGGCGCTGTCCATGTCTTCGGTGAAGCCTTCGAACCAAGCTTTGAATTCAGATAGGGTCACGGGTGCGTTTCTCCATTCGAGTTTGTCGGATTACTGAGCGCTATCTTCCCCAGCGTGTCGTCCTTGTCTTTTGACCCTGACGACGAGCCGAAAAAATAGCCGATGATCGTGACGAAGCCTCCGGTCACGTAAGCCGTGATGACCATTTTGGCCACATCGCTATCCGGTACGGGGAGAACGAACAGTGCCCCCGCCAATCCGATCATGCCGAGCACGACCAGGAGCGCGATGATGTTGCGCATCATTTCGTGGCCTGAGCCTTTTTCAGCGCCGCCACGTCGGCCTCGAGCGATTCGATGCGGTTGGCAGCGTCCCGGATGCCGGCGACGAAATCTCCGATGTGCCCCATGAGCGCCATCGGGCTGCTCTTGTTCGCCTCCAAAATGGCGGCCATGTTTTCGAGTTGTTTGGTCATTGTTTTTCTCCTAGTCCTTTTGCAAACAGTTCGGCCTCATGGCCGCGCCTTCTCCACAAATCACCGCCCTTCGGCCATAAGCGTCGCATCGACAGAATCTCGTCGGGGATGCCGGCGAATTGCTTCATACGCATCAGAGCGGCGATGTTGCGCATTTCCCGATAGCGGTCGCCGAGCGCACCGAACGAAGGCCCGCGGTTGAAGGCGAGCGACACCAGGGCGCCGAACGAATCCCCCGACAGCATGTCGGTGTTGGCAAGATGCTTCTCGACCTCTCCTTCCCACTTCGGGACGTCGCGATTGCGGAACACATCGAGCGCCACATCCCACGGCACGTTGATGGTCGACCGAAGTTCATGGGCGAGCGCACGGGCCGGAGAGCCATGGATGCCACAGACATGCGACAGCGCCTTGATCTCGATGGGGTCTAGGTGATCGCCCCAGTCCTTGGCGATGTCGGCCGCGGTCTCGTAGCCGCAGTCGTAGCCGATGCCGATCGTCACGCCTGACGCACCGCCAGGCCAGTCGGTCGATTGTTCGGTCTTGCGGTAATATGCCTCGCCGCCGGTTTCTTCCTGCACGATGAGGTCGAAGGCGGCTTGGGAAATTTTCATATCTTCGAGCCCTTCACGATGGCCGCGATCAGGAGCGCGCCGAACACAACGCCGCCAGGGCGACGATGAGGAGGATGATCGGGCCGAGGTACGACATCAGATCGGCTCCTGTTGAATGGATCGTCTCTCGACGACGCACGTCGCGGTCCAGCGAACCGGAATCGCGCCTTCGATTTGCAAATCCTCGGCGAGAAGACCAATGACCGTGCCGCATTCCTGCGGGCCGTCTACTCGCGCTCTGTAGGCTTCACGTGGCGGATAGTGGCCGGCTTGGAAAAGCACCACGACGAAATAGACGGAGACGAGGACTTCCGTCACCGCTTTTACACCTCAGATTCTGGAACGAAGCATCGGATGTAAACGGTGTCCGACCCCTGCGGCACATACCAAACGGTCGCCACTCCCACGGGATTCGTCGCGCCCTTGACGATCGCCTCGTCCGGCACCTTGATCCATTGGCGCGGTTCTTCGAGGTGGATGGGGTCGGGGATATAGATGCCGTCAGCCCGGCGCTGCATCTTGGTCGGATGCCCGTCACTAATATCGCAGCAGGGCACGCCGTTGGGCGCCTTGATCGACTTGAACCAAGCTCGCTGCGATTCATTGAGGCGGTATGGTTCCCACTCCTGGGCGACCTGAGCCCACCTCGCCTCTGCCGGCAGTAGGCACAGCAGCATCACGAGCCAGAAGAATGGCAGGCCGAGCATGGGAACCTCATGACTTGAGTGGAGGGTGGATGACCGACAGACGCCTAGGCCGCTGCCGCTGGCGGGAACCACTTCTGCATCTGCGGATCGTCAGACCAGCCGGCGGCATATGCCCGGCACACAAGTCCAATCGCAAACGCCAAGCATGTCAAGAACAGTGTGCCCCATCTATTCATCAACTTCCCACCTCTATATTTACGCGGTCTTCCAGACGTTGACCCAGCTGTAGACCTCGTGCGCGCTGAACGAGCACGGGACGCCGAGCCCATTGGTCGCCCTAGTCGTCTGGCATTGGTGCTCGAGCCGGATGGCCTTGCTTGATGACAGCGTAAAAACGGCCGCCCCGAATGATCTCGACTGAATGTTAGCCGTGCCCGAGGCACCCATCTCCGATGTCCCGGTTTCGATCACGGCGGCGTCCGTCACGTTGAATAACCTTGTCGCATGAGACCCGACGCTTTGGGCAGGAGCCGACCATTCGACGCAGTACGTTCCGGCTGGCAGCGTTATCTGATTTGAGGCTAGCGAGGCGCCGGCAATGACGTTCCTGACCGCCGTGTTGAGCACCCGAGTAACGAATGACCCCGAAGTGAAGCCGCCGCCTGCCGTGCCAGACGCCTGCTGCTCCTGAACGATCATGTCAGGTGCTGGCGTCGGGGGGTTTGACGGCGGGGCGCTGGAGAATACGCGGAACGACGTGCCATCATAAATAATCAGATGTAGCCGGGCCGCCACGAGCGCGCCGGCCGCAAGGGCGACGTTGTCCTTGTCGACGACGGCCTTCGCACCGACACCATCGATGTTTATCGTGACGGTGCTAGTATTGCTGTTGGCCGGCACGAGCCAAAACGCCATCGGCCGCGTGTACGCCGTGATCGCGGCGACAAGCGATGTGTCGCTGGACGCGGTTATCGTGTTCGTGCCTGAAACTGACGTGAGGTAGGTCGCCGCGACGTTCCACAGCGCTTCCACTTCGACGTCGACCGCCGTTGTGTATGGCGTCCCGACGTCTGATCCACCATTCGCTGCCGTCGGCGTCTTTCGTGTCGCTGCCGTCATATCCAGAGCTCCGGGGCCTCATCTACGAACGTAAGCGTGGCCGTGAAGTCGGCTGGCTTCGGCGAAATGTCATAGACGAGGAGGCGGCGCATCTCGGTTCCTAGCGGTCCGATCGCGCATAAGCAGTCGGCATCGAGTTGCAGTCGACCGGGGTCGGCGAACGGCGTAACGAACGTGACGGTCTGCACCTCGCCGTTTGCCGCGGCTGTGATTTCTTTCACCAATATTCCATTGCCATTGAGCAACCGAATGGCAACGCCTGTGCGCGATCCGAGATCGAAGATGTGAGGCGCGGTGAAGAGATGCGCCGCAGAGAACAGACCAGACTCCGTGTCGACGGTCGTGGTCCCCTCAAAGGTCAGTCCCGTGACATTGCCGCCGCTGGTCTGGACGCTCTTGATCCTGGCGAAACCAGCCTTGGCGGCGAGAACGTCATGCTGCACGCCGACGAGATCGCCGCGCTGACAGACAAGCGCATCGAGGTCTGCTTCGCCGGAATAAAACGTCAGACGGCTCTGCCCTTGGCCAAGGTCGTATTCGGCGCGAGCGATCACCTCGGCCTGAGTGGTGAGGCCGTCATAAGAGATCGATTCCAGGTACGTGGCGTCCTGGTTAACGTCATCCGCGAAAACGATCTCTTCGTCGGCAATATAATTAAGGTCGGCGTTGATATATGAGCAGCGGAACCCAGTCGGCTGTCGCGTGAAGGCCTTCGTCCAAGAGAAGCTGCTCATATTCCTTGGCGTGAAGATTTGCACTGGCGTGTCGGCAGAGCGGTCCTTGTCCCGGACGACGCCCCATGTCTCTGAGGCCCTCAGCGTTGCGTAGCCACAGGATGCGATGAGATTGAGCACGTCGATATAGGTCTTGCCCTCCACCACGGCGTTCACCTCGTAATTGAGGCTGTTGCAGGCCGCGCGCCAAGCCACAAGGCCAGCATCGTCAATAAGCGCGGCAGGAAGCGGGGACCCACCGAGGGTGCCACCGAGCACGTCGCGGAAGTGTGGTGCCGGGTTACTGGTAGTGGTGACTGTGTTCCATCCTGAGCCGTCCCAGTCCGCAACGTAGCCGCTCGCGAGCACGGAGACCTGACCAAGCGCACGTTTTGTGACGCGGATGGAAATGGTGGCAAAGTCGCTGGACTGAACTGGATTCTGTAGCCACACCGAGGCGACGCGATCGACCATAACCTTGTCGTAAACTCCGGTGACGTTTTCCCCTATTATGTTGAACCCACTGGAGGTTTGATACCCAAACAGGTCTAACGTTGGGCTTCCATAGGCATATGTGGACGCTGTCAGTCCGGATCTAAGATATGACCAACTGCGAATTATTTGCACCTCATAAACCCCAGGCGTGAACGTCGCTGGATCGAGATAGATAATAGCCCTGTCGGTAAACAATTCGATATTCGTGACGTTGCTCGTATTGTTTGATGCCGTCACCGACGATAGAAGGTCACCGCCAGCGCCAAGGGAAAAACTGGCGTCGGCATCCCACCCGCCTATTCCCGCCGGCGTAGTTCCAGATTGGGTGGGTACGTGCTTGAACGCATAGATCCATCCGTTGGTCGCGCCGGTCGAATCCGGAGGGTCGGCCGGGACGCTGGGGAGCTTAGCCCATTTCAGACGTATCTCTTTGGCAAATGGACTGAGAAGAGTGGCGTCGCGGGAAACGTGCAGCTCTGGCGCATTGATCCACGTGCTCGTACCCTGTAGCCGGAATCGAACACGAAAAGCGATGTTCCTGTCGGCGGCGTTCGCTGGCTTGCTGAGGCCTGATGGGAAACCCAAACCAATCCAAAACTCATCCGGGCTGTCGCGAGTGACGAGCTGATGCCACTGAGGGACCGCATCTTCTATTTTCAGGTTCGTGTCATATCGAACGCCCTGCGAATTCACCTGGAGCAACTGCGCCTGGCTCATTTCCAGGTTTATGGAATCAGTATGCCCCTGGCGGGTCACGAGCGTTTGCCTCGTGTTTAGCAGGCCCTCCTGCGTCTCCAACGTTATTTCATTTCGGAACGAGTCGTCTGTGATGTCGACGCCATCGGACTCTATGTTCGCAAGGACGTGAGGCCCGGCGAGGCCATAGACCGCCTCGGCGTAGAAGTTCTCGCCAACGAGTTCCGTGAGTGGCGGCGATAGGACGGCCGGGAATACGCGCATCGTGCCGATAACGCGCGGTACCGCTGCGCCCGGTGAGAGCGCGTTACCCTGTAAGGCGGCTGTGAGGTCACCTCCAGCGGCTGGGGCTTTCTGCTGATTATTTGCAACTGACAGCGAAGGCGGTTTGAACAATGCCGCAATCAAAAGCGCGCCGCCGATGCCGATGGCCGCGCCGGCGACCTGGGCGCCGATCGCTCCACCAGCGAAGCTCGCCCCCAGGTTTAGCCCGGCAAATGCCGCTCCGCCGAGTGCCCCACCGGAAACGGCGGCCGCCACCAGCAACACCGCTATCGTCGCAATAATGGCCGCGGTTTGCTTGCCTCCGCCGCCGCCCCCACTGGGCCCGCGTATCGGGACGTGAAGTGTGATGGAAACGTCCGCACGGCCGCGGGCGCTCGGCCGCACGCGGGCCCATGCGGCGCGCGGCACGAGATCGCCGTTGACGCGCACCTGGCCGCCGATCGCGCAGAATGCCGGCGGCAGGTCTGGCAACCTCTCGACGATCTCTGCGATCGTCGGCATTGCCCCAGCGACGTCCGGTTCGATCAAGGTGTAATGGAGCGCACCGTCGAACGGCCGCTCACGCCAAGCGACCGACACCGGTTTACTCATCGCTGAGCTCGCAGTGACGGAAGAAGTTCACGATCTTGAAGCGGACGCGGGGATGCGAGATCGGCATGTTCACAGCGTGGGTCGCCTGCCAGACGTGGAGAAGCTCCGTCTGGGAGGACATCACGCCGACATGCCCGACGACCCTGAAACGCTCGTCCTGCATCGCGTACATGGTCACGACATCGAACGGCCTCGGACGGTCGACCTTGAGCCACGTCCCAGACGCGCCATCGCGATCAATGCGGCGCGCGGCTGCCACCAGGTCTCGCGATGAGATCTCGCCGTAGGCCGGCAGGTCGATCAGGCACTCGTCGCGCAGCACCATGCGCACGAGTCCCCAGCAGCTACATCCGGCGGCGCTATCGCCGCCGTCTGCAAATGGGATGCCGATATACTTGGCAGCCCAGTTCACCGGTACAGGCCGGGCAATCGATTCTTCGTGGAGCGAATGGCCGGCCATGGTTCTGAGCTCAGGTCATAGGAGTTGAGATCGGCGGTAAACCCGAGCGCGTCGCAGCTCACGTTACGCAGGAAAAGCAGCGGCGCCGAATATTCGACAACTGGAGTCCCGATCGCGACGCGCGGGTCCGAATTGTCGAAATCCGAGCGCGCGTAGACCTCTAGCTTTATCTGCGGAGACGTGCGCAGCCCAAGGACGGCCTCTCCGATGGCCCGGTCGACGTTGGGGATCGATATTTTGGCGCTGGGTGCGCTGATTTGGTCGCTGAGCAGTGACACGGACATGGCCGTGCCGAGGAACGTATTGCCACCGAGCACGTAGTTTTTGATGTCGGAGTTGACATAGATCGGACTGACGAGCGTCGGGTGAGTGATCGTGGCGAAGATCAGCACCACCTCAGAGGAGTTCGACGCCTCAATGGCGGTTCGGAACGAAGTGCCGAGGGTGCGCATCAGGGCACGTTCTTCATTGTCATTTGTACTTCATAGAGGTTGTATCCGACGTCCTTTACCGACGGCGCTTGCCCCACGAAGACGAACGTCTCGGTCGTGCCAGTGCGTGGCCTGGCGCGCAGGAACGGGAGCGTTCCATCCGCCAAAACGGTTCGGTAGAAGTCCAGGAAAGATGCGTACTCCGCCGATCGCATCCAGGTCGAAAACGTGATCGTGTCGCTCGAGATCGACATGCGTCGACGCCGCTTGGGCGGCCCGACCTCTGGCGCGAACTCCGAAAAGTTCGTGTCAATCTGCTCCGAATAGGTGCCGGTGCGCGCATACGTGTTGACGTCCGGCGGCCAAGGAGCGGTCTCCGTCTCCGTCAGGAGGCGATACGTGCCGTCCTCCTGAAGGAGATATGAGCCGTCTTCCTTGAGGAGCGGCATGGCGCACCTTACGAGAGGGGCCGGATATGGATGATCACGTCCGCCGTCGCGGGCGAGCCCTGCGCGGTGCCGACGCGGAAGAAGAGCGTGGCGACGTCGTATGCCTCGGTGGCGGCGCTGTTCACCGTCAGCGATTGGCTGTTATTGTTCGTGTTCGCCGCCGTCGCGGTGACCGTGATGGCGCTCCCACCAGTGACGATGGCCACGCCGCCGCCGGCCGCGGCCGTAAATAGGCCGCACGTCGCCGTGCTGATCGAGGCGCTCGCTTTGTTCAGGAGGACAGCAGACACCATGTAGCGGGTGATGCCCGTCGGGAGCGCGATGGCAATCGCGTTATCCGTGTTAGCAGAGTTGAAGTTCACGCCAGAAAGCTTGATCGCGATCGTACCGGTCGAGACATAGTCGGCGACCTGCTTTACGGTCGGCCCCACGGTCGAGCCGCCCTGGACCGCGGCAAACTTCTCTGCCCCTGTGAGGGCAGAAGCGGACGCCAACGCGGATATTTTGGTGTCTGACATTTGTTACCTTCCGCGCGGCTGAACTTGCGTCCCGGTCCGCGCGCGGAGTTGGCCGTCAAAACCGCCATTGGCCATGTGCTTGCCCACGGTAGAGATGATGACGTCTGTGATCTCGATGCCGCCCTGACGCCGCTTCGAAGTCTTCACAGAGGAATTGTCGGCCTGGTTGTAGACATTCACCTGCGTCGAGCCCCCGGCGCCCATTGCACCCATCGCCCGCATTTGCCCGGGGGTAAAAACGCCTTCGTCGCGGCGGATGATTGCCGGCATCTCGTCGGGGCCGATGCCAGAGTGGAAGCGCGGGGCGTTCATGAAGGCACCAGGATGCACGGAACGGACTCCGCTCGGCTCGTCCATCATGCCGCCGCCGTGATATAGGCCGCTCGTGGAGTTGGGATTGTAGCCCGGCGCTGCGCCTCCGCCGCCAAACGCTCCCAGCGCCGCTGACAGCGCCCTAGCGAGCAGCATCTTGACGATCATTTCCTCGAGAATCCTGATGACCGACTTGCCAAAGTCCTGAAACGCCTGGGTCGCCGTCTTGGTGCCGGTCGTGAAATCAACGATGCTCGTGGTCATCTGGTTGAGCGTGCTCACCGAGGCCGTGTCGATCTGGAGGCGGAAGTTGCTGGCGTCGATCTCCCACTTTTTCAATTGCTCCAACGGCGCGCGGGCGAGCTGGGCTTGCTCGGACATTTTCTCGAAGGACTTGCCGAGCACGACATTTGCCGCGGCGAGCTGGAGCGGGTCTCTCGGGTCATACAGGCCCTTTGATTCGTTCGCGCGCAGTTCATTGGCGAGTTGCGAACGTATCTGGGCTTCTGATGCGACGCCGAGCGTAATCTGCTGCTGCAACCGCGCGCCTTCGGTCTGCGTCCGCGTCAGGAACGCAATCGCCTTCGCCTCATCGTCGGTAAACTTGGCGCCCTTCTCCCGCGCCGAGGCGATCTGGTTTTCCCTCTGGGCGACGATCTCAGACACGGGCGCAAGCTCGCCGAGTAGCCCCAAACGCTGGCCCTCCAGCGCGATCACGGTGTCGAGCTTCACACCCGCGAGAGCCCGGTTGTATTCGGTCTGCGTCAAGACGTTGTGGGCAAGCGCGTAGTCCAATTCCCTGACCTTGAGGGCCTGCTGCTCGTAGGCCGTCGCCGCGCTTCCGAGAGCAGCGAGCGTCGCCCTGGCCGTATTGATCTGGAACTCCGCGCTCGGCTGTGGCGGCCCTTCCGGCGCGCCAGCAGGCCGTTCATAGCTGGACGGGTAGTACGCGCCCGCACCCGTCGATCGCGCTCCCGACTTGAGCCCCGCAGCGAGTTCGCTGCGGGCATTGTCCATCGAGAATGTGCCGCTCTTCGCGCCGAGAAGCCATCCGACCGTGCTGCTGTTGTCGTGGATGTCCTTCACATATTCGGCGATGGACTTGATGATGTTCGCGCTGCGGAGTTGCGCCTGAAGCACGGTCTCTGAGAACGTGCTCGCAAACATGTCCGTGGCGCTCTCTTTGGTCTCCTTGATTTTGTCCTCTAGCTCACCGACGCGCTTGAGTTGGTCGTCGCCGAAAATCTCGTTCGCGCTCAGCTTGCCCTGCAGACCTTCGATTCCGCCGGCCTCTGCCGTTGCCGATAGCAGTCGCCCTGCCCCGGCCCCGCCGCGCCCGAAGGCGGCATGGGCGATAAGAGCCTGTTGCCGCACGTCCGCTTTGGCATAGGCCTCGCTCAACAGATCCCAGGCCTTGGCGGCGTCCTTGGTCGTGGCAAGTTGCAGGACCAGCGACGGGTTCACCCGCTGCAGTTCGGAATAAAAGTTCCCACTGCCCTTCTGCAACTCGGAGAGCTGAACGGAAAAGCGTTCGAAAGAAGTTTGCACCGCGTCCGCCGCCAGCCCGACGTTCGCGGCGGCGTGCTGCAGGACCTGCATCTGGACCGCAGTTGTCCCGGCCGTCTCGGCGAATTCATGCAGCTTCGAGGCCTTCTCGCCGAAGCGCTCGGCCTGATCCTTGAGATAGCCCATCGCGAGGGATGCCGCGCCGATGCCGGCCGCGGCCGCAAGTCCAACCGGCCCGAGCCCAGCCAGCGCCACCCCCACGGGTCCCGCACCGGCGCTCAGCGCAATCAGTTGGCCGCTGATGCCCTCGAATACCTTACCGAGAGGCCCCGCCTTGCGGCCGACATCCTCGAAGCGCTGGCCAGCGAGCGCCATCAGCTCGTTGTAGCGCTCGGTCGATATGACGCCGCGTTCCAGCGCTCCCTGCAGCGTCGCCTGCGCTTGCGTGAGCCGCACCTGTGAGGCATAGGCCGGATCGAGGCTGCGCTGCAGCCGCTCGAAGCGCGACGACGCATTGCTCAGGGCGTCACCGGTGCGGCTGAGATAATTGATCTGGTTGCCCTGGGCATCGGTGAACTTGCCGACGCTCTCGGTGGCCTTGTCGCTCGACGTTGCAACGTCGTTCATCGACTTGACGTAGCTGGAGCTATCGCCCTCGGTGACGACGCGCAGGGATGAAAGAGCGACAGTCATGCTGACCTAGTCCTCACGAAAAATGCCGCAATTGGATGCGCCCTTGGCGTGTGCAAAATGGGGGACGCAATGAAAGGGATGACGGCGATTGGAGCGATTACAGCTGCCGCGCTAGCCGGATGCGCGGGTGGCGCAGACATGCACGGGGCTGCGGCGCTGAGCACGCCAACGATTAAGCAGGACCTTCTTACTCATCGGAACGAGGTGTGGAAAGATTCATCATCCATTCGAGGGGCCCGCATCGGGCAGGCATACTCTTGCCAACAGCGTGGTGACTTTTCAGGTACTCCAATGACCTGCATATGTATCGAGTCAAACGCCAAGAACTCATTTGGCGGCTATACTGGAATGCAGAAGCGCGTCGCCGTGTACCGCGGGTCAACGATGGTTTCATATCAGGACTGGGATTTCGGCGATCTCTGCGATGGCATGGAGCCATTCCCAGAACTAAATGGCGACTATGTCGCTGCAGTCGCGCGGCCAAAGCCATCCGCCCGGCAATAATCGTTCACGAGCTCTTCGCCGGCTTCGTCCGCTCAAGGTGCGCCAGATATTCCACATCTAGCGCACCGATCAGACGCAGGAACACGTCGAACGCATCACCTACGATTCCAAAGTCCCTCGCATAGGCGCTGACCGCCACATAGCTGATCGGCGCGGCCCCGCCGAAGGCACCGTATTGACGGTCGTGCATTAGCCGGTTGAATGCGATTAGATAGACCAGATGATCCGGCGAAAGCTCCAGCGGCTCCGCAATACGATCCTCGATCCCCGCAGCGTCAGGTTCCTCGGTCAGGATATCCAGCAGGAATTCATCCGTGGCCTTGCGCTCCAGCTGATAGCGCAGAGCCGCCGCTAGTTTTTTGCTACGGCCTCGACATATTCGAGTTTCGCAGTGGCGGCTGCC